GTGAAGAAGTCGCAGATGGTCTTACATATACCTCTAAAGTGCTTAAATCTATCCCCGCATTCGATAAAATGAACCTTTGATTGATATTATTTGAAGAATATGGGAATTTTTGATCAACTACGTTCCCTTGTTTTACATCTATGTCTAAAAATGATGCAACTCCATCAATTACGGGTTTTGTAATGTCTTTTGTAATGCCGAAAACGAAAGATTGACCTCCAAATTGAGATGTAGAAACGACTGGGCCTTTTTTTAAGGTAATTGTTGTTGGTGGAGGTGTAATTCCTGGTTCTACAGTGAAATTTATCGTTGCAGTTGATGCTTTTCTTGATCTAGGGATATATCCGATGTTTCTGGCAAGTGCAACAACATTTTCTCTAAGAGTTGCACTATCAATAAAGACCTCATTAGAGATCATATTGGCATTATATGAAGTAATGTATGTGTTATATGCTAAAACGTCTAAAATTGTTGACAAGTTCGATCCCTCGAAGTCATAATCCGTAAAATTCGAGTTGGATTG